AAAAATGGATTAATATCTCTTACCTTTACGTAATCTTTAAATTTTTCATCTTCAGCATCAGGTTTCTCAATATCAATAGTATCACCACCCATATTAAGTTTTGATATATTTTTAAATGTTGAACTTCTCCATGTATTAATTGGGAATGATTTTAATAACTCTTTTAATTTTACTGAATCATTAGTTTCACCTTTAAGGTTATCTGGTAAATTTTTAGGGACATTAATAGTTTTAAATGTCAAATCATCTTTTGATAAATCAGTAATAGTTATAAAAAAATAATTATTCTTATAAACACCACTATCCAAGTTTTTTAAATAAACTTGACCGCTATCATTAAATATCACTTCAAATGAAAGGTTAGTACCCTTATCATCAGTATATTCTAATTTATCACCTACTTTAAGCTTTTTAATTACATCTTGATACTTTTCTTCGGTTATTAAACCTTTAGATACCAAAAATCGCCATTCATTAATTATTATCTTCATTATTAAAATAGTTACTATTAATAAATATCTAATCTAAAGAAAAATACCCAACTAATTTACTGGTTGGGTATTTCTCCTGATTTTAATCTTGCTTTTAATTGGTCACCACTAACTTTAGTTGACCTGGTACCTTTAGCACCTTTGTTGTTTATTTCCTCTTTTTGCTCTTCTAAAGCTTCAGTTTTTCTATTATTTTCATTTAACAAATGTGATAAATACTGTCTCCTTTCATAAACTGACATATTTAAAACATCTGAATACGTAAACCCAATATGTTTAACACAATAATAAATTTCCTCTAATAGGTAATTTTTATATGTTAAAGTCAGGCCAAAAAAACTTGACCGTAAAGGGAAGAAACCTAGTAACGGACCCTCCCCCAGGGGTCCCGAACGTAATGTTCATATCAATACCACAATCTAATTCTGACATATAGGTTTTTAATTTTTTACTATCCATGATTCTCATTGTATCAATAAATTCAGAAATATAGTTTTTATCTCTATTTCCATCAATTTCAACAACCTGAGATTCAAGTAATAATGTTGATTCAGTATTAATTAAATTATTTTCTTCTTTTAAAAATAATGCTAACTTCTCAAGCTCACTAATTTCACCAACTGTCAATAATTTAAATTTAACTGTTGATTTTGATAAAGGTAATGTAAATGTAAATAACCCCTCACCATCTGGCTCAACTGATAAATGTTTAACTTTAAGTTTAGTTAAATCAACTTCAGTTTCAAATGGTTTATCATTTTCATCTAAAATTGTAACTGGATACATTTCACCATAACCAGTAGCTCTAAGCCAAACCATAATAGCATCTCTATCACCAGGTATCAAATCATTATATCTTAATTCTGGTTCTAATATTTTTCTATTTAATAATATTTCTAAGAAATCACCACTCTCAAGTAAGTTTGGTGATGTTAAAATATTTTCATCAGCCGCAGTTAAGAATGAAACTTTAATTTTACCTTTTTTATTTCTATATAACTTACCTTCACTTGGTAATGGAATGATATCATAAGGTTGATTCATTTGTGGTTGACTAATTTGAGCTATTTCAATATCTCTATTAGTGTTGATTTGTGGTTTTAAATTTTCCATTGGACTTTTCATTGTGTGTTGTTGTACTTCAACTCTTGGGTTTAATGCTTCTTGAGCAACATCTTGATTTGATGATTTTAACGATTCCTCTCTTAATCGTAATTGTTCAGCTGTTCTTCTAGCCATTTCATTTGCCGCCTCTATTTCACCAGAAGACACCTGATTATTCATTATTGTTTCTTCTTGCTCTTTCGCAATTTCTACTCCAGTTTGATTTGCTGCGGCAATTTGGTCTGCCGTTGGGAAGACTTTTGGTCTATTTTCCATAATTAAAACTTATTTATTAATATTATTTTTATAACTCAAAAATAAATATACCATAATAAGTTTTTTTGTAAATAACATAAAATAAAAAAACCACTTTTAAAAGTGGTTTTAATATTATCTCATTTCATTTTCTCTATTCCTTAAAAAATTCCTAAAAGTGTTTTCTAAATTTGATGTTGCATTCCTTTCAATGGTATAAAAACCTTGATGTCCGCTTGATACATAATTTCTACCACCAGAATGTTTAGCTTCATAATTCCATGGATACTTACCAGCGTGACTATAATTCCCTTTATCTAAAGAAACAACAAATTCAAAATATGGGTATTTATCATTTTTAATGATAAACTCAGAATCACCAGACTGTTCAACTACCCAACCACTAAATTCAGGGTTATTTAAAAATTTAAAATCATCAAGTTCGATTTCTCTACTATAATCCATTTCATCAATACTACCCATTGACTCTGGCATAAATTTAACAGCACCACCTTCAGCTTTAAGTCTAATAAATTTAATAACTTCATCAGGGGTTCTAAATTCACAATCAACACATTGAGTATGTAATATGTTATTAACATAATACTTACCAGTAATACTATTTCTAACTTTATAAAGTTTACTATTTAAATCATAAGTTATCTCCAAATCTAAACCTATAACTTTCAAAGCATCAAAATTAATTGTAAAATTTGGTTTTAAATCTTCAATTTGTCTTTTAATCACCATTAATTCGTTATTACCACCAATTGGGTCTTCATTTATTAAACCTTTTGATTGTAAATATCTTTGTTCAGCTAATAAATTAACTTTAGACATATTATGTTTTTTATCACTTTTTCTCATTTGAGTTTTATTATAAATATTTAATTAAAATAAAAAAACCTTACTTAAATATAGTATATAAAAGTAAGGTTAAATTTATGTTTGATAGAGCAATTCTGTTAAAACAAAAGTATAGCTCTGTCAAATCTCATGTCAGCTGTGATATCTGCGATACCATCATCATCCATCGATAAGTCACCAAAGTTAACATTCGTTAACATTGTACCTTGTAATTGCCATTTTTCAATAACAACTCCAGTTGGGTCCAACATCTCTAATTCAATATCTTTTTTGTAACCAGCAGCATAACCCTGTCTACCTGTAATAGATTCAGATTGTAAACGAACCCATTCCATAATAGCTTGAGCAGCAGAAGGCCCAATAGGGTCTCTAAACGTCACACTTATAGATTCCCATGTAAATCTACCGATTACCCAAGTAGATGTGTTTAGGAAAGGTATTTCAACCTCATTTTGTGTTATAGAAGGTCTTGAGGCAGACGCTAACCACCATTCTTGTATACCTAAATCAGCTGGAAATCTTAAAAGCCATCTATTCTTCTTTTTAGGCTCATAAGGTACGGGCATTTTCATCAATAAATCAGCCATGTTCTTTTATTTTTTTAATTCTTTTTGTTATCTTTTATTATAAATATTAATGATTCTATTTTTTTAAAAAAAAGGGTTAAATAAATAACCCTTTTTATTAATTATTTTTAGATATCATCAAATGATGCACCAGTTGGTACGATATTAAATTCTACACATATAAATTCTAATGCTCTAGTTGGCTTCAAGAAAATTCTACCAAGTAATTCATTTCTATCTATTGATTCTGGACTTGAATCCAATACTACCCTAAAGTCAGTTAAACCTCTTTCACTTCTAATGTTATCCAAAATTGGGTTAACCAAGCTTAAGAATTGATTTCTAACGATATCATCGTTTTGTTCAAATAATAATCTAATTGCAACAGCAGAAATAAGTTTTCTAGCTTGTAGTAACAATCTTCTAACATTAATTCTGTCAAGAGCACTTTCTTTAACTTGTAATGTTTTGTTACCCCATATCTTAATACCTTCAGATGCAAACGTTGCAATTGGGTTTATTCTATTTTCGTATAATGTATCTCTCTCACCCAAAGTCAATTTAACTCTTGCCTTGATAGCATCAACATCACCTCTTTGAACACCAGCTACAGCGAACCATGGGAATGCGATATTATCCGTCAATGCAATGTTTCTAACTACATCTCTTGTAGGTGGAACATATATGTAAACATTGTTCTCAGCATCATTAATTTGAATCCAAGGCCAGTATGTACATGTATAGTTACTATCGTATTGACCATATAATTGGTCAGCAACATCTTCTGGTAATAAAACTTCACCACCAGCATCAGTATCAGGGGTTGTAACAATGTATAAAGAGTCAGCTCTATCTTGTTCAACCATTTCAATTGCTTCTTCAACTAAGTTAGTATTGTTAAATGTATCAACTCCTGGAGTTGAGAATACGTTAATATTTGTTGCTTCTGGATTTTTAAATGTCCAAATAGCTTCTAAGTATGCGTAGTAATCAGATGTAATACCTGGGTCACCATTACTTAATGTTCTATTAGCGAATGTACCGTTAATTAAACCAACTGAACCTTTAGTACCGTTAATTAAATAAGGGTCTGTATTTGTTCTTCTTGTTCTATATGGGTCCCAACCATCAAACCCACCGTAAGGTACAAACGTAAATTTACGTGAGTATAATTTTTCATATGAAGTACCTTGTAATTGGAAATCATTTTGGAATACACAACATCCCGTATCGAATGTGTATATTGGACTATAAGTACCACCAGTTGTGTTTACAGTAATAAATACATTATCAATTGTAGCGGCACTAGCATTAACATCCATGTGGAAACCATTTGTCATACCAGTCCACATATCGATAGTTGTACTATCTGGAACACCTTTATAGTCAAAGAAGTCTTGGTCAATACCCTTAGTATCTGTTAAACCTAAATAATATTTACGTTTGTTTTCAAATGAACCATATGTTTTCTTATATTCAATTGTTGGTGCTTGAACAGTTGTATTACTATTTTCAGTATAATCTCTTAATGGGTAACCAATAAATCCAGCTGGGAAAGCATCTGAAGTATCAGAACCAGTTTCCATATCAACTAAGATATAACTAGACATTGATGGAAATTCACCATCCAATGTACCAATTCTTTTAGCGATATAGTTATTTGAAGCTGGGTTCATTGAACATCTTGAATAAGCTTCCAATATATTTGGTCTTGCATCAGTATCATAATAACTTCTAACAATTAAATCAAATTCTTTAACATCTGGTTGGATGTTTCTAATTGAAATCTTAAATTGTTTGTTTGCAGCATCACCATCAGAAATAGTCCAAAGTCTGAATAATCTTAATAAGTTTGAACCACGAAGTTCAGATACAACCCAAGGTGTTACCGCTGGTTGGAATTCTTTTTTATAATCATCAAATGCTCTATTGTATTTAACTAAATCTGTAATGTTAATACCTAACACTTCATCATTAGTAACATAATCAGAAAACATGTTTTCATATATTTCTTCAACAAATAATGCTGTTTTACCGTCTTGTGCATTTCTACCCAATACTCTAGTGATATAATTTTTCTTAGTTCTATCGAATGATAAATCATATCTAAATATACCTGAAATATTTGAAGTACCTTCAATTGCGAAATCACCATAAGGGTCTGTTTCAGCATTCAAAGGTGTTGTTGCAAAATCAACTTGTGTATTTGCAGAAACTTCGAATACTAATTGCTCAGAACCATTGTATCTACCTCTAGACCTTAATAATGCAACTACCTTGTTTTCAACATTAGAATAACCAGCACCAGAATAAACAATAGTATCACCAGATGTTACACCAGTTGTACCATTAGTATTTGTTACTATCGAAGTTACAACGAAATTAGGAATTTCAGCACCTTGGAAAGTAACACCTATTTTTTCAAATGTTAAAGGAACTGGAGCAACTGGACCAACTGATGATGCAGCTAAATAATCTAAACCGATTAAACCATTATCCCATAAACTTTGAATAACTGAATCACTAGAAACTAAACTAGTTATAGTACCAGTTGAATCAGCAGTAAACGAAATTAATGGTGAATATACAGTTGCAGACACAACATCAATTGTATTTGGGTCTAAAGCCGCACTTAATGTTATACCCCAAGCTAAACCAGCATCATAACCAGAGAAACCTAATACTCTAGTTACAAACAATTGATTAGATTGTGATAAATATGATTTTGCAATGTATGGTAATTCATATTTTGGTGCACCCGTATCTTTTACTCTAGTAGCATCTAAGCCACCGAAGAAAGACCTAAATTCATCGTAGTTTGATACGAAGATAGGTTGGAATGCTGGGCCTTGTGTTGTTTCACCAACCAATCCCAATGTTGTTACACCCACTTGTCGTGTAACGAATGTTAAGTCTTTTTCTGATGTATAGACACCTGGACTGACGAATACTTTCTCTGCCATTATTTACTTTTTTTAATTAATTATTATCTTGCGTTGTTTTAATAATAAATATACAACAAAAATCGAAAAATTTCTTTTTGTTGTTTTACAACAAAAAATAGTATGACAAATAACTTACTTTTGTCATATTTATAAAAAAAAGGATTATGAAACGAACTAAAAACCTTAAAATAACACCTAATACCCATAAAATCCTTAAAGATTATTGTGAAGAAAATGGTTTAAAAATGTTTGCATACGTGGAAAAATTGATTAAAGAAAAATGTGTCAAACCAAAAGACCTTTATGGTGAGTAAAAAAATAAAGGGTATTTAAACCCTTTATTTTAATTTGTTAATATTTTAAGCAGTTGTTACTGATACTGTACCACCATTAGCTATGGTTAGCTTATATCTTGTACCATCTGGACTTTTCATTATAATTGAAGCAGCAACCTCAGCTAATTCAATCTTAGGCATATAAACTGTATCAGCTGTTGAGCCAACTATATTCTCACCACCGATAACAGCACTTCTATCACCACTTACTGTTGAAGTAGATGAATGGACGAATGATGAAATACCAGTTGCGGTTGAACCTGAACCACCCGCATGTGAATGAAACCCAGATGCTATTGTATATAAATTTTGTGAATGTGAGTTAATTCCAGTTGCTTTGGTACCATAACCTTCAGCGTGTGAACCCGTACCACTAGCAAGTGTACCAATACCTTCAGCATGTGTATTATATGTTGTTGCTGAGGTTTGCTGACCTTCAGCATGTGAATTTTGACCACTAGCTAATGTAATATAACCTTGAGAATGTGAATAATAACCACTAGCAGTTGTTTGATACCCTTCAGCGTGTGACGTATCACCACTAGCTATTGTAGCATTACCTTCAGCATGTGAATAAGCACCAAAAGACTTTGCTGAAATCCCTTCAGCATGTGAATAATAACCACTAGCTGTTGTTAAATAACCTTCAGAATGCGCCTGAATGCCACTAGCAGTTGTACTATATCCTTCAGCGTGTGAAGCTTGACCAAATGCTTTTGTATAACTACCCTCAGCGTGTGAATTATCACCACTAGCTATTGTATTTTGACCTTCAGTATGTGAACCATAATTACCACTAGCTGTTGTATTTTGACCTTCAGCATGT